TTACCGTTGGCGTCGTCTATGTTCAACTCACACCCCCAATGATTTTCATCTAGTGTTTCATTATAAAAAACTATATCTAAATTTTCATCAAATTTTGATAAGTGTTTTATTAAGTCTTTTACTGTCATCGTTTCTCCATTAGTTAACCTCGCTCCGATTATCTCGGAGCGAGGGTCGTTGTTTAAGCAAATCTTATCGCTCTTAACTCTTTTGGTATTTCGTCCTCGTGAAGATAACAACTTTCAATCTTTGGCGTTGTTTTCTTAATTTGTTTTAGTTTATTAAAATGACCAGTATTGATACGATCTCTAGCCTCTTCAATACTATCAGCATAAACTATAACCTCACTCGTAGTAGTTTCATTAATCATTATTTGATATTTTTTCATTATTTTTTCTCCTTCACTAGTTCATCAATTTTATCGAAAGCTTTTTTCTCAATCTCCGACAAAGTATAATTTGTAGTCACTCCGAAAGTATGAGTCTTCTCGCTGTGCTTATCTTCTAGAACTACGTCCCAATAACGAAACTCAATCGCATTGACATCTTCTTTTTTTCTTGGGTGGCAACTTATGAACCAACCTTTATATGATAGCTTCATTCTATATCTCCTCTGGTTTAGTTGTTAGGGTATAACCTAACTGTTTGATTAATTTAATATCAACATCTAATAAAGTCTTTTGACCCGTTAAGGCTGTTAATATTTTTGACTTGTTGCACTTGGGGTAGATACGTTCTACCCCGAATACATTCTTTTTTTCTACAATTAGTTCCATTATGAATTGTCCCAATCATAGTAGCCGTGCTTAACTAAATACTTGTAAGCACCTTTTCTAGTTCTGGGCAAGTCTGGAAAGTATCTTTTCAATCTATTGATAATAGACCCTCTATAAAATCTAAGACCCATAGTATTTGTTGCCTCAGCTTTTAAGACGTTAAGCATTTGCATTTGTGCGAACTTTTCACGTCCCTCGTCTGAATGAAATTGAAGACCTGACACATCTCCATTTTCTCTAGTTGTGTAAGTAATGTCTTTATGAAGCCAACTTACTTTTGGTTTGTTATTTTCCATATTTATATTTCCTTTTGTTATTTTCATTTAAGTTAACTTACCATTTAACTTGTAGCACTCAAGAAGATTATTAGATTTTCCCACAATTATTATTAGTGTTGTATCTTTACTACACTACAAAAACGCATACAACTTTTGACTGTATGCAAAAACTACATACCCACATCTTGTGTCGATGCGACATCTTCGCTACTACATATAGTGGCTCGTGAACTACGGGCCCACCCTCCCTTTAGGGGTCCCTGCACAAATCAGAAATGGAAAAACAAACAGACCCCCCACACCCCTTTTTGCGGTCAAGCTGTACAGTCATACCTATATACTAAGATCTAGACTTATACTTGCTTAAAATAGAAAATGGCAATATGATAGAGGGGTACCCCCTAAAAAAATAAAAAACGGTACAAAACAGAAGTGAAAAAAATTCTGCAAAAATTTTTATGGAAAAAGACTTACTAGATAAGCTACCACCTGACATTAAAAAAGAATTTATGAAGTACGCCATTAAGCTTGGCGAAAAGAAAAAACAAACAAAAGTCCACGACGATTTTCTATCCTTTGTCAAACACGTCTGGCCAGAATTCATTGAAGGCAAACACCACAAAAAAATTGCTGACAAATTTAATAAACTTGCAAAAGGTGAAATCAAAAGATTAATTATTAATATGCCACCCAGACATACTAAGTCTGAATTTGGTTCTTTTCTATTACCTGCCTGGATGGTGGGACGTAGACCTAATTTAAAAATTATCCAATCCACGCACACCACAGAACTTGCAATAAGATTTGGTCGTAAGGCCAAAACACTTATGGATTCTCCAGAGTACAAAGAAATTTTTAAAACAAGACTTAGAGAAGATAGTCAAGCCGCGGGCAAGTGGGAGACTGAACAAGGTGGAGAATATTATGCAGCGGGTGTCGGATCTGCAATCACGGGCCGTGGAGCGGACTTACTTATTATCGATGACCCACACTCGGAGCAAGACGCCTTAAATATGTCTTCAATGGAAAGAGCTTACGAATGGTATACATCAGGACCTCGACAACGTCTTCAACCTGGTGGAGCGATTGTGTTGATTATGACACGATGGAATATGAAAGACCTAACAGGTATGTTATTAAAATCTCAAAAGGAATTAAAATCTGACAAGTGGGAGCTTATAGAATTTCCAGCAATCCTTCCATCCGGTGAACCGGTTTGGCCAGAGTATTGGAAACTTGATGAACTAGAAGGAGTTAAAGCATCTCTTAGTATTGGAAAGTGGAACGCGCAGTGGATGCAAAACCCAACAGCTGAAGAAGGAGCAATTCTTAAAAGAGAATGGTGGAAGGTTTGGGAGAAGGATTATATTCCACCTTTAGACCATATCATTCAATCCTATGATACAGCCTTTCTTAAAAAAGAATCAGCCGATTATAGTGCCATTACGACTTGGGGAGTCTTCTATCCAAACGAAGATAGCGCAGCTAACTTAATACTATTGGATTCTTTTAAAGATAGACTAGAGTTTCCTGAATTAAAAAAAGTAGCAATGGAACAATATAATTACTGGAAACCAGAAACTGTTATAATTGAATCCAAAGCCTCTGGACTACCCCTAACTTATGAGTTGCGAAAAATGGGGATTCCTGTTATAAACTTCACTCCTAGCAGAGGAAACGATAAACACGCTAGGGTTAACGCAGTAGCACCGCTATTTGAGTCAGGTGTTATTTGGGCGCCGGACGATAAGTTCGCAGAAGAAGTTATTGAAGAATGTGCATCATTTCCGTATGGAGATCACGACGATTTGGTGGACAGTACAACACAAGCTATAATGCGTTTTAGACAAGGAGGGTTCGTGGCGCATCCAGAAGATTTAAATGAGGACTCAATGCCTCGAATAGAGAGAACGTATTATTAATTATGCCAGCACCTGTATTAGCAGCACCATTAGTTATTCCATTTGCAGAAGCCATCGGCGTTTCGATTGCCGCTTTAGGTATGGCAAAGGCTACTGACAAAGTAAACGAATTCATTCAAGAAAATCCAGAACAATCTATGAAAATTTTTCAAATGATAATGCCTTCCCAAGGTATTGCAAATGCTTTGAAAAATAAATCTAGTGAAGGGGATGAAGAAGTATCAGAAGATATAGATGTAGAGGTTGAAGAAAAACCTAAAAAATTAACTGGTAGAGAAAAAGGAATGAGAATCAAAGAAGCAATTCGTAGAGCTCGTGCAGGTAGGGGAAACTATTCAAGTCCAGATGCTGAAGGATCTGCTGTAGATATTAGAGGTAGTGTTATTAGAGAAGTAGAAGATATGGGTATTGCAGATAAAGATTTAAAAGATAATTATGATCCAGACAAACCAAAATTTGATTACAAAAAGTTTTTTAAAAAGAGATACGCGGACGGCGGATCGATAGGCATTGAAGTTCTATTCGAAGAAAAGAAACCAAGAAAAGATTTTAATACTGGTGGTAGAGCAACAACTCAAGATTTTGCAAACGCTTTAAAAAGTGTAAGTGCTGGAACAACATATCAACAGCAAAGACAAGCTAAAGATTATGCAAGACAAGAAGCAAGTAATTTATTAAGTCAAGCAATGCGATCTGGAAATCAACAAGGTATACAAAATCTTTATAATCAATTTGGATTTAATGCAACTGCTCCAGGTAGTCAGTTATTTAATAGAGGAACAACTTCTGGAACTCTTAATCAAATAACAGGTCTTTCAGCTGCCAACAGAAATAGAGTATTAGATCAAATGGCTAATAAAATGTTAAACACTACATCTTATGGAGGAGGTAGTTCAGCTCCACCACAAAAAAGTCCCCTACAATTAAAGATAGAAGAAAACAAAAGACTTTATGATGAGTATGTTAAAAACAATGCACCTCAAATCGGACTTCTACCAGGATCACAAGGAGGAGCCCCAACACCACCTAAACCAGAATACGAAGACCAAGCACTCTTAAGTAAACTTACAATGTTAACTCCCGAAGAAGCTTTTGCAGGAGAAACATTTGATACCTTAAGTGATTTAGATCAGTATAATTTTGCACAAGCCTTTTCTCAATTTCAACCACAATTAAGAGATTCAAGTTATGTTTCTCCATATGGCGCTCCATCTGGACGAGACATCTTTTCTAGAAGATATGGTATTAAAGACGGCGGTCGAGTCGGATTGTTTATGGGCGGTCCGGCGTTAGAAGGACCGGCGTTAGGTATTTATAATTCTATGAAAGCGTATAAGTCTTTCACAGATCAAGAGATAGCAAACGCTATTAAAGAAGCGGGGTATGAGTTACCAACTGCAGATTCAGGGACAACACCACCAGGTTCAACTCCAAGTAATAATTTAGATTATCAAAGTGGTAATGAAAGACAAGGAGGAATAATGGATCTTGATCTATATAGCAATGTTGTTTCTCCTAGAAATATATCTAATACTTCTTCAAAATATAGTGCTGCTGAAATAGAAAAAGGTATAGATATTTTTGGAAACCCAATAGATGAATCAATAACTAGTAAAGGTTTTATTGGAAGCGCTATGGATAAATTTTCTGATCTTCCAGGAATTAAACAAGGAAAAAATTTAATTGGTACTATAATGGATAATACTTTAGTAGGTAGATTAGCTGCAGCAAGGAATCCACTAAACCCTAATGCATCAAATTATAATCCTAGTCTTCAAGGTCAAATAGATATGCTTGGAAATATGACAGGATCAAGAATAACAGGAACCTCTGATAATTTAAAAACTACAGAAGGGTTAGCAATGATTGGTCGAGATCCAAATTCTGGTTTAGGAAAGTATGGACCCGGTTCAGTATTAGCTGGTCAAAATGTTGTATCAGGTTTTGGAACAAATGATTATGAAGATCAACTACAAGGTTACATCGATACAATGATAAGCCGTGGAACTCTATCAACTTTTCAAAAAGCTAAATTAGCACAAGCTTATAAAGAATTAGAAAAAGCTCAACAAGGAGCATTGGACAGAGTTGATGCACTTAACAAACAAAAAGCTGCAGCTAAAGCTGCAGGTGAAGCTAAAAAAGCAAGAGACTTACAAATTGCAGCAGCAGCAAAAGCACAAGAGATATCTCGACAAGAGGCTAGAAGACAACAAGAAGCAATCGATAGAGAAAATTCTCCAGGTGGTGGTTCTGGTGGTGGTGGATTTAATTCTGACAATTCTTCAGGTTACGATGGTGGTAATTTCTGTTTCGATCCAAGCACTCCTATTCAAATGTCTGACGGTTCAACTAAAGAAATTAAAAATATTAAATTGGGCGATGACACTAAAGGTGGGGAAGTTACAGGTGTGTTCCAATTTAAAGCACTTGACGAGATTCACGATTACAAAGGTGTTACCGTTGCAGGTAGTCACTTTGTTAAAGAAGATGGTAAATTTATTATGGTTAAAGATAGCCCACTTGCAGTTAAAATTGATAAGATACCAGTTGTTTACTCACTAGATACAAGTGATCGAAGAATTTTTATTAAAGATATTGAGTTCGCTGATTACAATGGTGATGGTGTAGCTAAAAACTTCCTAACGAATGCTGGTGTAGATCTTACAGGTTTTGATACAGAAGTATTAAGACAAGTAGAAAATAGATTAATATAATGGAATTAAAATACAACGAAATAATTGGTGCAATTGTAAAACCAGATGATACACCTGCCACACAAGCAGAGATATTAGAATGGGCTGCAGCTAACCCAATGCCAATAGAAGAACCCAAGAAACAGAACACAGCACTTCTAGAAGAAGTGATTGAAACATTTAACAAAAGAGGATAGATTAGCAAAATGGCTGAAATAGATAAACCATTACCGAATACAAAAACAACCATTGAAGTTCCAGGTGAAGTAGAAATTCAAGAGGCAATCAAAGAAAACGTAGAAGAAGTTGAAACTAAAGGTGGACCTGTTGAAATAGAAATGACTGAAGAAGGTGGAGCAGAAGTTTCTTTTGATCCTAAAGCTGCAAGTCCTGAAGGCGGTGAAGACCATTTTGAAAACCTAGCAGAATTTTTAGGAGAAGAAATTTTAGATCCATTGGGTTCAAAACTATTTGACCAATACAACGAGTACAAAGAATCTCGTGGTGACTGGGAAGAAACATACAGAAACGGTTTAGATCTTTTAGGATTTAAGTATGAAAGACGAACAGAACCTTTTAGAGGAGCTAGTGGTGTAAACCATCCTGTTCTTGCTGAAGCGGTTACACAATTTCAAGCACAAGCTTACAAAGAATTATTACCATCAGACGGCCCGGTTAGAACTCAAGTTATGGGTGATGCAACTGTGGCTAAAGAAGAACAAGGTAAACGTGTTAAAGATTTTATGAATTATCAAATTATGGATCAGATGAAAGAATATGAACCAGAGTTTGACCAAATGTTATTTTACCTCCCTCTATCCGGATCTACCTTTAAGAAAGTTTATTATGACGATCTTTTAGGTAGAGCGGTTTCTAAATTTGTACCTGCAGAAGATTTGATCGTACCTTATTCTGCAAACAGTTTAGATGATGCAGAGGCAATAATTCACGTTATAAAAATGTCAGAGAATGAATTAAGAAAACAACAGGTTGCAGGATTTTATCGAGATGTAGAACTAGGAACACCTCCTGTTACACAAAATCAATTACAAGATAAAAAATTAGAGCTTGAGGGAATTCAAAAAGATGGTCAAGAAGATCAATACACACTTTATGAAATTCATACTAATTTAGATTTAGAAGGCTATGAAGATTTAGATGCAGGTGAAGAACCAACAGGAATTAAATTACCTTACGTTATAACTTTATCTGAAGCAGGTCATAAAGTTTTATCTATTAGAAGAAACTATGCGGCCGAAGATCCATTAAAGAAAAAAATAAATTACTTTGTACAATTTAAATTTTTACCAGGCACAGGATTTTATGGCTTTGGTTTAATTCATATGATCGGTGGTTTAACTAGAACTGCAACAGCA